GGCTTAATCGCTTGTAGCTCCTGGACCAGATAATTGCTGACGCATGTGCGGATTTCCGTTGGCGTCGGAGTACGATTATCCTCTGGTCTGCACTTGACTGCATTGGTAACGAAGAACCATTCACGCTTTAGGTTTACTTCCCCAAGGACTCGATTGAGTAGTTGACCCGCTGCACCAGAGAATAACGTTCCAGTTTGTTCCTCACTATACCCCGGTGCCTCGCCTACGATGAGCATCCGCAACTGCTTGCCATCCTTCGTCAAACGGCGAGTTGGCAGGTTCACCGGGATGCAGACTCGGTTCGTCTCCTCGTGTATCGGGCATAGGTCGCACTCCGGGTTGCACAGATTGGACAACGTGGACCCTAGCTTTTTCCAAGAGTTCGATGCCGTCTTTGATCCTGTAGGCTTGGTCATATATCACCTCGACGATACCTGCATTGATGATTAGTTCCGCACACTTTAGGCAAGGACTGTGTGTGGTATAGAGAGAGGCCTTGTCTGTACTTAGCCCATGTTTGGCAGCAAAGGCAATAGTATTAGCCTCGGCATGCACAGCCTTCTTACAACCGCCACCAATCCCCCCGCCATCTTGGTCATACTGAGCAACCTCAGCATGGACACAGTGAGACATTCCCGCTGGTGCCCCGTTGTATCCTGTGGAGATGATCCTGCGCTCGTAGACCAGGACAGCGCCAACCTGTAGGCGTGAGCAAGTACCGGCTGTTGCAATGATATGGGCTATGTCAATGAAGTGGCTGTCAGAAAGCATCGGACATCCTTTGATTGAGTTGGGTGGCATAGTCGCTGGCCAGCTTCTCCATTTCGGCTGAGAAGATATGCAGGTTAGCTATCTTGGCATGGAGCTTACCTGGTCCTACACCAAAGGCTAGGTCACAAACATGCTGGAGCAGTCGCCCGGTCAGGTACAAGTCATCCCACAGATAGCGGTTGAAATCACAGGACCTCATGTAGTAGTAACAGTCCAGTGCCTTGTCATACTCATTCCACTGGAACAGATACCCAAGTGAGCAAGGAACTCTTGCAGGTTCCATTGCAGCAGACAGGTCCTCCGGGAACCAGATGGGCAGATATGCCTGTCGAGTCATCGGCCTAGATTGAAGAAGGTCTATTAAGGTAGCTAGATCACCATAGTCATAGCGAATCCCCAGCTTGGCCTCACCTTCAAGCCCGTGTCTATAGTTCCTCGGCCCTAGTGGAGCATACTTGGGCCAGTACCTTTCCATGTAGGTATGAGAGAACTTGCCTGTCATCCTGTGTTCCTCGACACCCTGCTCATACCAAGGCCAGTTCTTGTATTGTTCGCCGGGATTCAAAGGCTCTCCACCAATTCGTTCTTGGAAATGATCCTCAGCCCAAGGCAGATTAGGTTGACAGAACTCCTGCCACTCAAACATGGTCTCAGGCACAGACATATCAATGGAGATGTCAGTGACCTCGACCACCTTAGTCTGTGGACGATCATCCCGTAGACCTTGCCACTCTGATCTATCTACTTCCACTCCATTGTAAACAAAGTCCTTCTGCAGGAAGAAGTTAATGTCCCTGTGAATCCCGGCGAACGATACCATCAGCCTATTTGTTCCTGATTGAGAGCTATCCCCTTGATGGCCCACATGACTACCTCTTCCAGCTTGGAGATAGCAGTGGACTTCTCTCTCCCCTCTGGTACAAGGCTATTGATCGCAGTTGCCAGCTCCTTTGCCGGTTCACGGATTGCTTCCATCCTTTGAGTGACCGTGTCACTGGTGGGTGCTTGGTTGGTCAAGCTACGGTGTAGCTCCTCGTCTGACCTGTGATATGTCATGGTCTGTATCCTTCCACTTTGCTGAAATCCAATTCCTCTATGTGACAGGACGGTACTAGCTTACCCTCCTGAAACTCTGCGTACCGTTTCCTTATCCGTTTGTATGGACCATACTTCTCCTCACTCCAGTGTTTGCCCATATCCTCGAACTCGAGGACCTTCACCCACCATCTACTGATTGACTTCCAGGTTGGAAATCTTTCATACCCCATCTCACCCTCACCTATCGCCTGTAGAACTCCCATCAAGTCAGGCTGGGTATACAGGTAGGGCAGGCTTTTGAAGGAGTGGAGTTGCATGACATCCAGATGCCAGTTAATTGAAACCTCATCCGTGTCGCCTCTAGCAATCTCTCTGGCGAGACAGTGGGCCACCCCCATATCAAGCCCGAGCATATAGCCGTTGTAAGAAACACGGCTGTGTAGGGTAAGTGTGGGCTTAACACGGCTGCCTGGTGTACCTCGAAATGTTGCTGCCATAAGACAGTTTCCCCACTTATGGCGTCTGAGATCGGCACGGCGCTCAACTGGCCTGAAAGGCATATTCGTAATGACACCGTTCTTCCCCTTTCCATCCATGATGATTCGGGCGTTGCGAACGAAGGCAGTCAAGTCAACCGGGTTCAGATACTCATGGACAAGTCTAGTCCAACGAGAGGAGTTTAACCAGACTTCCTGTAGGTTGAAGTCATACTCGGCTGAGTCAGCAACGAGGATAACGTCATTGAGGTTGGTACCTATCCCAAGATACAGGTCAACCTCCTCACGATAGAGATGGTTTCGTACTGTCTTGGCCCACAATTGAGTGAGGTCATGCGCTCGGATTACCTTGAAGGTCAAGTAGGCTCCATTCGTGGTGGTGTTGATTGAGCCTCAGCAATAGCCCATTCTAAATCCTCAGCTAGTTTTGGGTTCCAGTGCCTGACTGATTCAGCGTAGGCAGCGAGCGCAACCCTAGCATGGTAGTCCTTGCTAGGCCTGAGCGTGAAGGTGAAGTCCTCAACCAAGTCTAATGGGATACGTACCTCAGGAGTTAAGAGACCCTGCGACAGTGCATATGCCACCACATCAAAGAAGTCTTCCTCTGGATGCTTGAACACCAAATATTTCGGGTATATACCACGCTCGGCATCTACATCGGTGGGTTCCGCCATGGCTGGGGTCCTTTCACTGGTCGGATTGACTTGGTTGATCGCCACACCTCTATTGCCGCTTTATATGCGTTCTCCCAGCCACCCATATCAAACTGGATGTCCAGAGTATTGGCTATACACCAGACCTCATACTTCGCTTGCGGGGAGTTCGGCATCAATTGGGGGACGTCCAGTCTCGGGGTAGGCGATCCAGTCTCGGTCACGAACTTCCTCCCATGCACTTTGGACACACTCTGCTAGGTCTAGGCCATTGGAATTGCAGTAGCTGGCTAGGTAGATAACGATATCCCCTACAGCATCAGTAGCCTGGTTTATGTACTCCTCATTGGTCAGGCCTCTAATGCCTTGCTCCATCTTTAGGTGGGCATGAGCTAGCTCACCTACCTCCTCAGCTAGACCAAGCAAAGCCTGATGTGGTGATTGATCCGGGAAGTTGTGCTTTAACCACGTCCTGTGGTCTATCTGGAATGCTTGTAGGTCCCAGAAATACCTCATTCTACTCCTGCCTCTCTTTTCAGTATCCGTTCGTACACCAGGAGGTACCCGTGTGCATCTACCAGATTGTCTTCCTTGTGTCTGTTCATCTCCCTACCGATCTTGTACAGGAGCATGAGAAGGGCCACATCCTTAGGTTTCACCACTACCCCCAGGTAAGCTGACCATAGAGGAGCTACCTTAGCTGTGACCTCAGCGGGATGGCCGTACATTTGCTGACGACCTCGGGTCACCTCAATGGCTTTGTGGGCTGCTGTCTCCTCTGGCATATTACTCCTATCAGAAATCTCTGCCGGCATATTATACATCATCTGGCTCCCCACGAAAACCGTAAGTCACCGTGATATGAGGATTTCAGGATTGTCCATCACCATCTTTTCAATATCCTTCTTAGCTTGAAGGGCCTCGAATATGAGGCTGTCGACCGAACGTTTCTCATGGAGATGGTAGAACGTGACCGGGCGAGTTTGCCCGACACGGTCAAGCCGTCCCTTAGCTTGGCTCCAGTGTATAAGGCTAAAGTCAGAGGAGAAAAAAACCGCTTCTGAACAATCCCTTTGGAGTCCATCAAGTGCCTCAGCTGCTCCCGCCTGGATGACCATAAGAGAGGGACGTCGGTTGGAGAAATCTCGTACATAATCGCGGCGAGATTGCTGTGAAACCTTACCCTGTATACGGTAGATGTTCTTGTATCCGTGTCGGCAATTGACAATCGCCTCAATCTCTGCAAGGAAACGGGCAAAAACAAGTACGGATCTATCAGAAGCCCGTAAATCCTGGAGAAGGTCCTCGAGAATGGCCAACTTCTCTGTTTGGAACTCAAATGTCTCTCCTTCCGTGTCATGTACCCAACCTCCTGTCATCTGCTGTTGCCGCAGTAATTTGGTGAGTGGTATGGGAGCTTCAACCATGTGCCGCTTCCACACAATGATTCCTTCTGTGGAAAAAATCTCGTATGCCCGGCGGGCTGAGGGCCCCATCTCCACAGGAATGATGGCGTCCGAGGTCTTGGGCATATCGTGGATATCTTCCTTACGAGCAGAGCGAATGTGAGGTTTGTACCTCCGCTCGAGGTCATCCACATTGATATAGCTGCGG